AAGCGAATGATTCCGATAGGCACATAGTCATTGCACAAATAGGTATTTCAGCAGGCTACGAGCTTCCTAGCTTCAGGTGCGTTATATACGCATCAAAGTCATATCAATACGACCATTACAAACAAAGTCTTGGGCGATTAGTTCGAGCCAATAATCTTCATAAGAATCTTTACATTCATCTATTAGTAAAAGGGCCCGATGCCGATTGTCATGAGTCGATGATGATTGGAGAAGATTTTCAAGAGAAATTATCACCGCTATGATAAATAAAAAATGCAAAAATTGTGGGAAGCTAATCATTGTAATGTCTTGGAAATACTGTGATAGAAAATATTGTAAGAAATTATTAACAAAAAAGCATAATGAAAAATATAAGAACAAAGCGAGAATCAAAAGAACAGACACTGTTAAATAAATATTTAAGATCAAAAAGAGAAGAGGGTTTCTATTGCTATTGTGAGCTAAAAGTAATGAGGGGAAACACTTTTAATTTTAAAAAGATAGAAGAAAGTCAACTGATAGGATTACCAGCGCTTGAGAATAATGGACTTGTTTGGAAATTATCTGATTCTGATATTAGACAAAAAGCCTGTGATACTATATGCACACCTCCTTTGCCAACGTACCTTGTTATAAAGAAAGATAAAACATTTTACTTTATGAGATACATGGTTATTGAAGCCATGATGGAATCAGGAAAAAAAAGCATTACCTTAGACGAATGTAAGGAACTCGCAGAGAAACTTATACACAGCTAAATTTGACACCTACACCGACACAATATATACTTATGTTAAGTTTAATAACTTACACACACACACAAATTATGAAAAAACCAACAAACCTAGTTAGAATCTACCCCGGGATTAGGGAAGATCAAAAAGAATTTATTAAAAAAGAATCCAAAAAAGAAAATATGGGGCATGGAGAATTTATCCGCCACATGATCGACACTTACCAACACAATAAATAACATTACTATGCAAAACATTTATGAAGAATACGCATTATTAGATATTAAGGAAAAAGAGGTTAAGCTCAAGAAAACGCAACTACGAACTCTTATCATTAAAGGAATGATAGAGAGTGGAGAAAAGAAAAAAGAAACATCAATGGGTAGTTTCTCGGTAAACCCATTAAAGAAGTGGTCATACCCTGAACACGTTAACGAGCTTGAGGAAAACTTTAAGGTCGCAAAAGCAAAAGCAGAATCATCAAACGAAGCAACCTTTACAGAAAAAGAAAGTCTTCGATTTACTAGCATTAAATTATAATTATTTATGAAAAAAGAACCTACCAAAAAAGCACCAGCTAAGAAAGCACCAGCTAAGAAAGCACCAGCTAAGAAAGCACCAGCTAAGAAAGCACCAGCTAAGAAAGCACCAGCTAAGAAAGCACCAGCTAAGAAAGCACCAGCTAAGAAAGCAAAAGTTACATTACTAGAATTTTCTATGACAGCGGTTATTCCAACTATGTTTTATGGAAACATTCAGCCAACAATTTCTGTAAAGGCTAAAACCCTAGAAGAAGCAAATGAGTTTGTACTTCCTTATATTGAGGAATTATACAAAACGTATGCTTATGCAGAAAATAAAACTTCTTACCCTCGCTTTATGAAAGAAAAAGTTACTGTTACTGAAAAAGTTGTAGACGTTAAGAAGAAAGAGCAAGCAAAAGAAGTAAAAGTTCCTGTAAAAACTGAAGTTGCGGAAACAGTTAAAGAGACTGAAAAAGTATCGACTCCCGAGGCCAAAAAAGAGGTACTACAGGTACCCTCAAAACCATCTGAAGGCGATTCTTTATCAGCAAGTTTAGAGGAATCACGATCATTTACAAAAGCAAGTAAAGCTATTGCAAGCGCTATGAGTATCGACGCGGTTGACCAGCTTCAAGCTCAAATAAATAGATCTAAAAATCTTACAGAACCAGAGAAACCACTATTACTAGAAGAATGTTTACTTAAACGTAAAGAATTAAATACAGCATAATATGACTAAACCAAGAAACAATAATTCAAAACGCAAATTATTTAATATTGCACGAAACAATATTGCAAAAGACAGAGTAAACGAATTTAGATATGTAAACAAAATATTTAAACAAGGAAACTTAAAAAAATAGCCTATCCCTCGTGGTTAGTGTGTAGGGTATATACCAACAGCATAATAAGCTGTAAGAAATCAAGATATAGTAGTACCTCCTAGGGTCAACTTAGGTCTTGCTGACAGAAATTTCGAAAATATATACAGTAGAATAGATACCCTACACACTGCTCATGCAGAAACAAATATATGTTAATAAAAAATGACTTAGAAATTAAAAATGAAGAACCTGTTAAATCAGAATTCGATGAAGTCGATTATAGTAAACCAGATTTTCCAGACTGGCCAAGAGGCGATGGCTCTTTCCTCCTTCCAAAGCCCCATCTTTCATGGTCCCAACTGCTCTTATGGAAAAGTAGTAAAGACAGATACAGACGTGAGTATTTCGAAGGAGGGAGAAAGCTCAACACAAAGTATTTAAGGTTTGGATCTAACATTGCAACTCTTATCGAGAACGAGCAACACCATAACCTTATTCCTGATCTTGAGACCTACGACACCCCTGAACACAAGATACAATGCCTTGTGAAGAATGTACCTATACTATCTTTTATAGACAGCTATAATAAAGTAGAAACTATAGACGTATCAGCAAACGTTTTCAGGGAGTACAAGACCGGTAAGATACCTTGGACTAGATCAAAGGTACAGAAACATGACCAACTGGTTTTCTACGCTACAGCGCTCAAATGGAGTACTGGTGAGATGCCACAAGAATGTTACCTTGATTGGATAGAAACGAGAGACACTAAAAAAGAAAAACAATCAGGCTTGGTTCAAAACAAACCACAAGTAGAAGTTACAGGTCGAGTAAAGTCTTTCCGTCGAGAGTTTGACGAGAATGAGATCGAACGAATGGAAGACCTTATCGTAAAAACAGCAGAAGAAATCAGTGAAGCTTATCAGAACTTTATAAAAGAAATATGATTAAATATATAAAAAACCTAATTAACGACAATCAAAAAAATCTCCTAGCTTTTGAGCTTGGGATAATTGTTTCACAAGTTGCAGCAGAAAAAAACATAGAGGTTGATTCAGCTATGGTACAAAGAGCAGAAGACATAATAACAAAAGAGTTCAAAATAAAAACAGCGGAAGAAATCGCAACTGAATTAAATATTTTGGCACTTGTTGTATTCGAACACTAATATGAATATTACCTTAGCTCATGTCATAGGTTTTATAATAGGTTGGCATTTTCCATTCCTAATAATTCCTTTAATTATATTTTTTGTTATTTGGGTGTTCTTTTCCTTAGATTAAAAAAAACACATTATATAATGTGTTTTTTAGTTTGAGTTATTACCTGCTGATCCACCATTTCTTCCAAACAATCTTGAAGCTACATAGATTGTCCCTCCTGTAGTAACACCATCAACAGCTCTTTTTAGAAGTCTATTTTTATCCATCTTTCTATCAAACGCATCTTTTCCAAGCTCTTTTGTACTTCGTTTATTAAGTTCAGTTTTAGCTCTTAGAAGTAAATGTTCGTTTCTTAATAAACTTCGGTAAGGATTATCAGCAGGAACAAGATTAAAGTTAAACTCATTCATACCATTACGAATAGCTCTCCATACTTTTGTAACGTCTGTTGCGTGCTGACTTAATTCACCAAAACTGTTTGGAGTTTCTTTAAATGCTTGAGGATTAAGCTCTTTAAATATTCTATCAAATTCCCTTCTAGCTAAATGACTACCTTTTAAATTTGATTCTTTAACAGCAAACATTGCATTTTCTATTCCATTTAATGTTTTTCTATACATTTCAGAATTTTCACCAAATTCACCGCGGATTAAATTAAGAACTTTTTTATCTAAAAATTCCCTCATATCTTTTTTATCAAAAGTAGTTGATTTTATTATTTCTGGTCTATCAATTAACTCTAATATATTTTGATCTTGACGATTTATACCTTGTGTTATTTTCTGATCTTTTAATCCCCAAGTATCTTTTGAGTTTATTTTAATATCTTCAGGTAAATCATAAACAGCCTCAATTACTTCTTTTGTTTTTGGATCGTTTATAAAGTCAGCGCTTGTTTTACTTCCAAAGATAGAACTTGTAGTATCTTTTTTTGTAATAGTTGCTTTTTCAGCTTTACTAATATTAGGGTAAATTGATTCTGCAACTTCTTCCATTTCTTTTGTAAACTTAGCGGTATTTTTAGTATTAATGTTAGTGTTTCTTACGTTTGCAGCATCGTCAGCTCCCATGAATAGTCTTTTTGGTAAAAAATTACCTGCTGTCCTTGCTGCTGCTCCTAACACTGGACCTCCTAATGTACCTGCTACTGTTGATCCTACTGTTTTCTTTAGACCTTCTGACAAACTATCCCCTTCTTGTACAGATCTACCTCCTTGCCCAAATAAACTACTAAGTCCTCCTTCTCGAGCAAGAGGAACTTGTCTTTTTAAGAATCCTCTAACTCCGCCTCCTGCAGCACTTCTTCCTCTAGCTGCTGTTTGTGCTGTTTTTCCTAGTAGAGAAGCACCTCTACCTATTGGTGTATACGAAGCAGCTTCAAGACCTACACCTAATGAATCTTTTAGGTTAGCCCCTGATAATCCTCCACCATCTTCTACTCCAACTCCTTTTACTTCTCCTAGTAAGTTACCAGAAAAAGGTTGATTGTTTTGAATATCTTCTTTACTAAATCTACTTTCTTTACCAGATAAATTATCAAATAAATTTAATGCTTCCTTACCTGCCCCAACGACGTTAGTAGCAACTCTAGCTGGAGTTTTTAACATATCAGTAGCAAAATTAGTTACCATTCCTCTGTCTTTTTTAAGAGGGCCAGTAGCCTTTGGCGGATTTTTTGTAGATTTAAAAGAAGCCATTCTTTCACTCATGCTTTTATTTGCATTACTACCAGATGTATTTGATTTATTTTTTTTGAATCGATCTAGCTTTTGTGATAAGCTTTCATTTTGCTGTTGCATAATATTTTTTAGGTTACTAATAATTGAGCTTCTTTACTTCTCCTATTTGCTAAGCCCCTGTTAAACTCAAGTTCTCTTGTCGTTGAGTTTTTTGATTTGTTAAATGCCTGCATTAATTCTCCTGCTCCTTGAAAATCTCCTTTGTTTATTTTTTTAATTATTTCTTGTCCACTTGGTTGACTCCACACACCTGATCCAAGGTTATACTCAAAACTTGTTAGCGCTGCAAATTGATTAGGTGTTAAGTTATCTCCTATTTTATTAGAAAAAGAAGTGTAATCATTTATGATTTGGTCTTGCATTATTTCTTGTGATTCTTGTCTTGACAAAGTATCACCTTCCTTTACTGCTCTACCTTTTATATTAGTTGTTCCAAAACCAATGGTCCATTTACCTGTTTGGTCTTGGTAAGCTTTTTCCCTAAAGCCTTCTTCTTGTGCAACAAAGTTCATTGCTGTATTTAAGTTTTGCTCATTGGAATCTTTCGTATTACCAACGGGTTTAAAATCTTCTCGTGGGTCTCCTTCCATTTCAATAAATAATTGTTTATCTTCTTCAGAAAGATTATCAAATTCTGCTAATGCTTTGATTTCCTCTGACCCCGGCAAAGCTGATTTCATTGTTGAATCAACAGAACGATTAAGTTTATTTAATGCTCCATCAATAACAGAAAGATTTAAGTTTAAACTTTTTCCTAGTGTTGGGTTAACTGAAGCGTAGTCCCTTGACTCTCCTGCTCCAAAGGCCGCACCAGACATATCAGATCGATACTCTTGAAACGCTCCCCATAGGTCTGTAGCTAATTCAGTCTCTTGGCCACTACCAATTCCTAATCTACGTTTAATTTTTTCTGATTCTCCTACTAGCAACCCCATATCTCCGCCATTATCACTATAATTTTGAACTTGAGCTCTTAACTTGCTCATTGACTCTAAGTCCCTAGCTCTGTTCATAAATTTAGTTCTTGACTCACCTGTTAGATAATCTTGAGCAACAGTGTTTCTCATTTGAGAGTAAGCTGAAATATAATCTTGATTTTGTAAATACTCTGCCAAGTCTGTTCTTGTTTGTTTTGCTCCAGATACAGAAGTAACAAGTCTTGCTGTTCTACTAATTAATGATTTAAAGGGACCATCGTAGTTTGATAGTCCTCCACCTGTCTCATTATCTTTTCTTATATCAGCATTTGTTTGAGCATCTATTTCACCTAATTTATATTTATTTTTAAGCTCAAGCATTTTTTCTTCTCTTTGAGTTTCCAATCGATCTGATTCAGATCGTTGAGCTGTTTCTAATCGAGAAAATACATTTTGAAGAGCAGGGTCATAAATTCCTGCTTGTGCGTTTTCAATAGCTTTTAGTTCTGAAGCGGTATATGCAATACCTGAATCTTTACCAACTCCGAATGGATCAACTTCACCTGAAGCAATATCATTACGATAGTTATTAAGTCCAATAGCTTCACCAGAAAGTCTCCCAATATCTCCTTGGCCACTTCCTGAAAATTTATTTGCCATCATTTCTCCGTATTCTTTTATTCCGTAAGGAGATCCTGTTTCTGGATTAACAAATTTATCTGGCATTTTAAAAGGTTCTGGAGTTTGTGGTTGCTGAACATCTTGTGTTTGGGTTGGAAACAAAGAAGGAGAACCTCCCTTAGAGCTAGGTGCTACTGGAGATTGTACTTGACTAGGAACCATTCTATCTGTTGATTCCCTACTAAAAGGAGAAGGTCTAGAAGGACTTTGTGCCTGTGGCGTTTGTGCCTGTGGATTTTGTGCTTTCTGACCTCTTGAAAATACTTCATTTAAAAGTTTTCCTCCTGTTGGCCCCATACCTAATGATGTTGATATTGCATTAATACCAGTATCTCTTACTGTCCTCATTGATGCTTTTTTAAATCGATCTCGTAAACTCATATTATCGTTGGTTATTAACTCCTGTACTGAATAATTTATTAGCCCTGTTTGCTAACAAGTCTGCTGATCTTCGTTGAACATTAGAACTTTGCGCTGTATTAGCTGTCCCTATAAATCCTGTTTTCTTTGGTTTGTATGTTTGTGACAGTGAACTTTTTTGCGCTCCCCCTGTAGCAACTTTAGGATTAAATGTATTTGAACCTGAACTAAAGAACTGCGAAAGTCTATTTTGATTCGCAGCCTTGTCTCCAAACTGACGTTGGAAGTTTCCAGATAAAGAACTTATATTGTCCATGTTTGTTTGTTGCATACGATTTTGATTTGTATTATATACATTTTGCAATTTACGTTCCTTTTGATCTCTTGCCCCTGAAAATAATACTCCTCGATTAGCAGCATTTTGATCTAGTGTAGCTTTATCAGTTTCAAAATTATCTGCTTGGTCTTGTTGAGCATTGTCAAAAGACTGTTGATTCTGCCTAAGAGCATCTTCAGTTCGTTGTGTTTCAAATTCCTTATCTATTTCAAAACGTGGATTAAGAGCATCTTCTGCATCTCTTACAGATTGTTGTTGAATCTCATCAGAGAAAGGCTTACCAAATTCATTACGAAGTCTACTAAAGTCTCCGGTAGTCGCAGCGTACTCAATGTCTTCTGGAGTATTCCCTTGAAAAACAGGTTGAGACAATGCAGAACTATTATAAACTAGGTTTGCTTCCTCTTGTGTTCGAGGTATAAAGTCATTGTTAACTTCTCCTGTTTGAGGATCAAACATTTCTTGTGAAGTGTCTTCGGCAGGTTCATCAGCTAATATTGCTTCTGTCTCTGCAAGAGTGTTGGGTCCAAAAATACCATCGGCAGATAATCCGTTTTCTGATTGGAATTCAGATACCGCGCTTTGTGTTAATGGTCCATAGTCACCATCAGCTTGAATGTCAAATCCTTGCGAGATTAAAAACTCCTGAAGTGCGATAACATCGTCTCCTCTTGATCCCCTTCTTAATGTTGTGTTTGATAATTCCATCGTTGTGTTTATTATATAATAATTAATCGATTATTTCAATTTATCTTCTAAGACTTTTAGATTATCTTTTAATTCTATTACTGCTTTGAGTAAAAACCCTAACATATTAGTATGTTCAATATCCATTACTCCATCTCCTGTGTCATGTAAAACTTCTTTAGGGAAGGTAATATCATCGAAATACAATCTGTCTTTTCCGTAGTGTCCTCTGTCTCCAACTGTTGTTGGTTCGGGAACTCTTTCAAGAACTTCTAGCGCGTTAGGTATTGTAGGTAAGGGACAAGCAACCACACTTCCGTAGAAGTTTCGAAACTTTCTTGAAGAAGAACCAATATCTATTGATCCGTCATCATCAGGCATTATGTCATCACTAACAGTTAAATCTTTTACACTAAGGTTGTTGTCTACTTCTAAGTTATCTACTTCAATATCCTCTGCATAGATATTTCTAAACTTAGTTGAAGAAGAACCTATGTCTATTGATTCGTCACTGTCAGGCATTATGTCATCACTAACAGTTAAATCTTTTACAGTAAGGCTATTAGTTACGTCCAAATTATCTATTGCAAAGTTTGCTACTTCAAAGTTTGTTGCATATATATTCCTAAACTTCATAGAGGATGAACCTAAGTCAAGTTTTCCATTTTCATTAGGGAGTATTGTTCCACCTGTATATATTTGAGCAAATTCTTCTGGGTCACTAGAAGCTATTACATAAAAAATTAAAGCAGTTCCTACAATTTTAGTTACAGGGTCTATATACCTACTACCTATTCCTGAAATCCCTCCATCACCACATGACATGTATGAAGAAAATCCAGTCCCTAATGAAGGAAATAATGATTGTGTTGGAAGACCTGCAAACATTATTGAATTATTTAATTCTCCATCTTGAGAGTATTCAACTTGAAATTTACCGTTTAAGCTTTTTTGAGCTTGTTGTTGTGAGGTGTCTGAACTACTGGGTGACCCTAACGAAGAATTTCTATTAACATTAATACCAAGAAATGTAAGATTAGCGTCACGACTACCTGAAGCATCACTTCTCCCATTTCTCCCTAAAAACATGTAGTTATAATTCTTATCAGTTTTTGGTGGCAAGGCAAAAATAGAAAGTACATTGTCGTAAGTAGCATAGAGAGAAGCTCTTTTTTCAAAAACAAAACCTTCTTTTTTATCAGCAGATGAGTGAGTAAAATTAATACGAGAGGTGTCTCCTGTTACCTTTCCGTTTGCACTTGTTGTATCATCATGAAAAGATAAATCGTTTCCCTCTAGTTCTATACGATTTGGCCCTCCTGACGTTTGAATAATTGAATCAGTGATAACACTACCAGAAATAACTTCTCCACTTTCAGGAAAGTCTTGGTTTTTTTTATCGTTTTCGTTTATAGAAAGAGAAACAGATCTCTCGTCAGGAGAGGTTCTATCTTCTTTGTATAAATTTCTATTTAATTTTCCTTCATTATTTTCCATAATTAGTTTAGATTATATCCTTCAATATCTACACGAAGAACTTCAATACCATGAATAACTATTGGGTCACCTTTTGTTGTACCAGCAAGTCTTAACCTTGAAACATTATCAATTTCAGTATCAAAACCAGAGAATAGACAATTGCTTTTTTCTGTTACACTTCCAATTGTTGACCATTTATTAGAATTTTGTTTTTTATTTTGATATTGTAAAAGTGTTCCAGCTGCGTTTTCATTATAGACATTAAATCCAACCATTTTTTCTTCGTCAGCATACATAGGACTGTATGATCGCCATCGATCAATCATTTCAAAACTAAATAATTCTCCAAGGTCATTAAATCCACTATCCATTTTGTTAATTTTACCTTCGTTTGTTCCCATTATAATATTTAGATTTGTTCCATCATCGTATTTTACGAGGGCTTTAATATTATTTCCTTCATAGTTGTATACAGTCCATACTTGTGTAGAGATAGTGTATCTCATTACCGCGTTGCTGTAGCTAACTCCTTCAACAGTAAGTGGTCCCACTGACCAAAGTATTGCATCAGATCCGTCAAACACTCCTGCTACTTTTTCATAGTATGCTCGAGGAATAGCTTTAACAAAATCATTTATAGTACGAGAAATCTCAACAGGTTCCCCTCCGTAATTAAACTTGTAGAATCCTGACGAATGGTGAAAGAATAATCCTTTCTTAGTTTGTACGATTGATTCTTCAGAATAGGTTCCAACATTATAGGCAGGATAAGCATCAACATTAAAAGATCCATAGATACGATATATACTATTTTGTTTAAATAATAGTAACGCTCTTGGTGTTGTGATAAACCCTGTAATGGTTTGGCCATCTTGAGGTGAAAAGTTTTTAATGAAGTTTACATCAGGGTCGTAGGTTAAACGATAAGTGTAAGGTGGAGTAAACTGAACAATGTCAGTAAAATAAATAACATCGTTAAGACTATCTGCTACCCACACTCGACCTTCAAACCCTCCTTGAATAAAGTCTCCTTTTGGGAAGTTATCAGGAACAAGATCTGTACCAAAAGCTCCTCCGTTAGATGTTTTAACGTCATCTCCTATTGAAGAATTACCATTTACCATCCAAACATAATTTAAGAATTGCATGAATCGAGCTTTTCCTGCTGTAAATAATCCTGTCCTTCTTGTCGTCCATGAAGTCCCTTCTGTGGTGAGAACATCTCCATTCTCTTGTTGTACATATAATGTATTTGTTTTTAGCAAAGACCCTTGTGTTTTAAATAATGAAACAGCACCAAATTCTTCATTTGCTCCAACTTCAGTTCTAAAAAAATCAATAATAGTATTGTCATTTAATAATGCAGCGCAGTGATTTGCATCTGATACCGCAAAGTTTTGAGGTGTTAAAACAAGTTCTACTTTATATGTAGATAAATTAACATTAAATAATTGTACATACCCTGAACTAGGAATACGTCCTTGAGTCCTTCTTGACCAAAAATTTACAAAGCTTTTGCCATCACCCATAGACACACAAGAAAAATCAGTAGTTGGAATTTCATCAAATATTGTTCTCGTTGAGAGTGTCGTTACATTTGAGTTGGAAGGGTTTACATTATAAATCTGTACTCCTGAATCGAGATACCTATTAAAAAATATAACATTTTCTCCATCAAACAATGAGGAACTAGAAAAATCACTGAAAGAACCTGTTTGAATTAACCGGTTTCCAACTTGTGATATATTCCAGTTAGATGTATTTATTTCATATGCAGAGGTAGTTGTCGAATTATTATTTGTTGTAAAGTTTATAAATTTATTTGTACCATCTCCTAAAACTTCTAAGTTATTAAAGAAATACATTTCATTATTATTTGTTTCTGTTAATGTATTTCCCGGTTGTGAAACAGCATAAGAACCATCGACTTGAAGAATTGTAAGATTATTGTTATCAGTAGAATCTAGTCTTGAGTAAACAAAAACATAATTACTGGCATCATATTTTTTTAAAGAAAGATAACCTCCTTTGTCTGCATTATAAATTATATGAGGCGACCCCACTTTTTGTACGCTACCTCCTGTAACTGAAAATCTAAAAATTTGTGCGACAACTTGACCATTACCAGTTCCTCCTCCCCAAGTAACAAGTACATGTTCAAAAGAACCAAAGCTATTGTGATGTACAGCATCAATTTCTTCTAAGTCAGAAGTATCAAATTCAAAAGGTTCATCTAGTGTTGTTACAACTCCAGTATCAGGTTCAACTTCAATGACTCTAACGTAACCATCGTTATTGTCTCCTCTGTAAAAAAGCATAACATAATTTTCATTTAGTCTTACTGATTTACATTGATTTGATCTTGTTTCTTCAGGTGTTACGATTGTAGTTGCTCCAGCTTTATCGACTCTTGCAAAACCAGCTTGTTCTACTGTTCCATTAAAAGTTCCAAAAGAAACAGCTTCTCCGGTAATGTCGTCAGCATATTCAGTCAGTCCTAGTCTTGTTTTAATTGCACCTATTTGGTCAAAGTTAACATTTACCGCAGACTGAACAGATCCATCAGGTGCAACAGTATCATCAACTGAAGATGTGCGAACAATTCCTTCCGTTGGATAAGGAATCTTTTGGTCTTTTATTTTAATTGAATTTGACATAATTAAATTTCTATTAGGTTATTATAGTTGTTGGTTGACCAGTATATAGATTGTCGAATAAGGCTTCTAATAACTCATTAAACTTAACTAAATCAGGGTCGCTTGTTGGTGTCGTATTGTCTCGCTTATACTTTATTGCATACCTTAAATAAAAGGTATAAATTTCTCGATAGTTTTCTCTTAAAACTTGATAGTAGTCTGTGACTTTTTCAAGTTTTTGATAGTAGTCAATATATAGATTATTACCTTGCAGGGCATCTGATAGAACTCTTTCGAATACAATTTTACCATCATACACTGTGTAGAATACAGGTTGACCTATCGTAGGGTTTGACCAAATCTTTGTACCTAAAGGTATTTCTCGAGTAACTCCAGTAACTCCTGTAAGCTGATTATTTACCAAGTCAACTCCAGTATATCCTATTGCCATTATTTCTTGGTCAAAAGAATCTGTAGCGACATAAGCAACTCCAGATCCATCAATAGGCTCAAAGTCTCCTGAATTTACTACGTCTATTGTAGTCGCATTTGTTGCAACGACAGAAGAATTAGTGCTTCCTGATAATTGATATGATCGTTGATTCCAGCTGCGCTTGTCAATATAAGTAAGATTGTATGGTGACATAACTGCTCCAAAGATAAATCGTGCTGAAAGAAGTGATCGATCTGTTGTATCAAAGTCGATGTCTTCTGGCAAATTTACAAAGTTATTTCCAGCTAATACTTTTAGAGGGTGTTCGAACTTTTGATTCCAAGCGTGACGGAACCCGTACATTTTAGCTTTTGCAAATTTACGAGCATCATTTACCGCACTTAATAAAAATTTAGTATTTATCTTTTGGTCGTTTGAAGAAATTCCCATTGATAAAAGTACTGGAAATATTGTTTCGGCTACTGAATTTTCAGGATAAGTCAATACACTAATAGGACTAGAGAAAGAAGATACTTCCTCGGTATCAGAATTTTTCCATCGTAGTTTATAGAAGTCAGAAGTTGTTCCAGTTGTATCATTAACAATAGTATTCATCTGTGTCATCTGAAAATTATTTGTTGAAAGCAATGAATAGGTACCAGCAAGAGTAGAAGATTTGTGAACTTCTACTTGGTCAAAACTAATCTCTTTAATAATATCTCCCCTTGTGTGCGCTGTTTTTGTTGCACTTACTGTAAATTGAGAATTAGTATTTGCTGATGAAACAACAATTTCGCAATTTTCTGATCCCATTGATGATAGTTGGAGTATGCTTCCGGATGTAAAATCAAAAGCATTTTGAGCTAAGACTGTTGTTGAACCGACTGAAAGATCTGCGGCAAAATAAGTTGATGCGCGCGAAGCTATCTGATTTGGTATTTCTAATATGTTTCCTATTGCATGTTTAATAGTTATCTGTGGAAATTGATTCATATCTATATAATACAAGACTATAAGATGTAAAGCAACTTATAGATTATATTTTTATATTCTTTTTGGTTTCTTAAAATTGACCTCATTATCATTAATTCTGCATCTAAAACATTTAAACATTTTATTGCCATCAAAAAGAGTTCCATGTTTTTTACATAGTAACCATTTTTCCATTGTCTTGCTGTGAGGCATACTACAATTATACCATAAAAAAAAGGGCTACGAATAGCCCTCTATAAATAAAAGATAAATATTAAGATAAGAAATTCTCGGTAATTGATTCCTTTTTCCTTTTCTAGTTCTACCTTCAATCCTTGTTATAAAGTATTCTAAATCGTCATGGCATCCACGACAGATCAGAACCTTGTCTCCATTTTTCCCCCAAAAGCATATTGGAAATATATGGTGATTTGTTAATTTTTGCTCCGTTTTACATTTAGGGCATACTCCAAATTTCCGACTCATGATTTCTAAGAGTTACATTAATCATTCTGTTCTTTAAAGTTTACAGTTATTGGTCTAAAGACATCCAACTGTTTAGGGTCATCACATTCATCACAAGGGGTTTCTATTAAATAAGAATCTTGTGAGTGGGTGTGTACTACATGAGATATAAAGTCTTCTGACTTATTAAGCCATTTACCATTACTGGTTTGAAATTTGTCATGTATTGTGCAAACAGGTATTGTTTCTCTTTTCATCATTTATTTTTTTAGGTTCCTACTTAGTATACCACAAATTTATGCAACAAAAAAAGACCCTACCAAAAGATCTTTTCTGAATAAAAACATAAATAAAAAATTAGAAGTATTTAAGATTAGGGAGGTTTTATGCTCCCTTAAATTATTATATCATACAATAAATGTTTATTGAATAGCCTTTGACGTAATGTATCGCAATAATCCTGTAACTAGACCTACTACAGTTAAGAGAGTTCCGTTTACTTGTGATTCTTGTAATGAGCTTGTTACAGCCTCAAGGATTCCTACTCCTGCAAGAGCAATAGAAAACCACATTGTTTTACTTGTATACCATTTTTTTGTTTGCATAATCTTATTTGTTTAGTTCTTTTAATGTGTTGGGGCCGACAATTCCGTCCCCTACAAGTCCTCTTGATAATTGAAACTTAATTACTGATCTTTTGGTTATTGATCCAAAGTACCCAGTAGATTCTACATTGTTTGGAAAGAATCCTCTTGATTTAAGAAAGTTCTGTAATACTACTGTTGAACCACTTTTTATACCAAAAACAAAAGGTCCTATAAATTTTGTTATTGGAACATAATCAGGGTCAGTTGCTTCAAAATCAAACTTAGTAAAATACATCGCGTAGAAGTTTCTTGTGTTGTGAAACTCCTCTGAAATAAATCGTTGACCTCTTTTACCATAACGTGTTCCCCATGAGTCATCAATAACAAGATGCTTTTTTCCTTTGATAAGAATAAAGTCTACTGCTGTTACTGAATGTCTTGAAGTACTTGGTGAATAAGGTTGTACATATCTTTTAATCTTTGGTGTTTCTTTCCATTCATCGTGGTTGAAATAATACCAAACCATTACAGGCTTTCCTGTTTTTTGAATAGTGGAAGCAATATCATCAATGCTTTTTGTTTTTAATTGAACAAAAGTATCTGCTTTAAATACTTCACCTACTTTCTTTTTGTATTCTTCAATAGGTACTGCATCCATTTCTTTATCAGTCATGTCTTGGCTATTTACCAATGACTCCAAAGTCACTCCTTCTCGAGCAATATTCCCTGCATCATTACCAATCATTCCTCCTGACGGGGCATTAGATCGTCTTTGATAGACGTGTGTTGCTGAAAATGGTATGTATGTTCCAAACTTCTGTCCGTACATGATACCGAGCATTTTAGATACTGTTTGAGCTACGCAGGAACCACTTCCGTTCTGGTTATAAATAGGGTAAGTTTTCCATTCTTTTTTTTCTTCCCATAATACTTCAGAAACAGAACTTACAATCTCACTCAAGTGATAGTCTTTTGCAACTTCAGAAAGAGGTCTTGTGTCTGCTAATGCTCCTGTACCTTTTTGTTTTTTAAATATGTTCATAATTTATTGTAGTTTTTCTCTAATAAATTCTAGCGATGTTTTAATTGATGCTATGTCAATTTGCAAATAAGTATATTCTAGGTTTCTAACTCTTTGCATTTCCATAATATGTTCTTGATTTTTTTCAACCGCTGCAATTCGGTTGTTAGAATTAGTCCAAGATACTATTAATGTACCTATAAAGATTATTATTACCCACCACGATTTTATTTTTGATAAATGTTGTTCCATAATACTATTATTACATAAAAGCAAAAAAGTTGGAATTGTTAGTAGAAGCGTTTTCATTTATTACATCACTCGTACTGCGAACATAGTTTGTGTGCAAAGTTTCTCCTGATGATGTTACTCCTTGCCAGTCTGATAAGTCTGTTTCATTTTGTACATACCCTTTTAGATTATTTAATCTTCCTGATGGAACACTCCAGTTTACATTATTACTTGCAAACCATCCGATTGCGGGTAATTCTAGTCGTTCTAAAGAGGAACAAAACCCTGCGTAAAATGTCATAAAGTTAGACCCTACAGTTGTAACACTAGATGTATCAGGAATACCTAGTGACGTTAGATTAGAACATCCATTAGCATAAAATACCATGAAGGTAGACCCTACACTTGTAAGACTAGATGTATTAGGTACATCGAGTGATATTAAAGAGGAACAATTCCTTGCGTATTCTCCCATGAAGTTAAACCCTACACTTGTAAGACTAGATGTATCAGGAATACCTAGTGATATTAAAGAGGAACAATCCCTTGCGTAAAATGCCATGAAGTTAGACCCTACACTTGTAAGACTAGATGTATCAGGAATACCTAGTGATATTAAAGAGGAACAATCCATTGCGTAAAATCCCATGAAGCTACTTAATGAACTTGTAATATTTGATGTATCAGGTACATCGAGTGATATTAAAGAGGAACAATCCCTTGCGTATTCTTTCATGAAGTCAGACCCTACACTTGTAAGACTAGATATATCAGATACATCGAGTGATATTAAAGACGTGCAACCTTTTGCGTAAGCTGCCATAAAGTCATTTCCTACACTTGTAAGACTAGATGTATCAGGAACATCTAAAGAGGTTATTGCTGCACAGTTGTATGCATAAAATACCATAAAGCTACCTAATGAACTTGTAATATTTGAGGTATCAGGAACATCTAAAGAGGTTATTGCTGCACAGTCTTGTGCATAAAATCCCATGAAGTTAAACCCTACACTTGTAACACTAGATGTATCAGGAATACCCAGTGACGTTAGATCAGAACATCCACTAGCGTAAAATACCATAAAGTTAGACCCTACACTTGTAACACTAGATGTATCAAGAATATCGAGTGATATTAAAGAGGAACATCCACTAGCGTAAGATACCATGAAGTCAGACCCTACACTTGTAAGACTAGATGTATCAGGTACATCGAGTGATATTAAAGAGGAACAATCCCTTGCGTATTCTCTCATAAAGTCATTTCCTACACTTGTAAGACTAGATGTATCAGGTATATCGAGTGATATTAAAGAGGAACAATCCCTTGCGTATTCTCTCATGAAGTTATCTCCAATAACACCATTTAATACTGCTTTTTGAGATATAGATATTCCAGTCAGGTTAGAAGACTGACTTTCAAAAGATTGAGTCATGTAATCATTCCCTGACTTATTCCAATCATTTGCCACCTGCATTGTTGTTGCTCCCACTGGGATTGTTGTTGATAACCCTGAAACAGAAAGCGTTGTCCAAGACCCGCTTGTTCCTGTTCTGTAATATACAGTTCCTGAAAATTGAGAAGAACTTCCTCTAAATAATCGTATATTACAATTCCCACTAGCTGTATTAAAAGTTAGTGTGCTTATAAAATCGTAGTCTTGACTTGCGTTAATAGTTGCCATATTATGCTTCTTCGCCAATGGCGGTTATATCGAATTTACTATCTGCTGCGTTCCAAAAACCACCAAGATAACTTGTCTTAGATGCGGTTGTTGTAGTAAGCAAGGTTACGCCTATTGCTCTGTATTGATTACCGTAAGCAATAGTTCGACCTGTTCCGTTATCAAGTATACGAACAATCATAGCTTGTCCGTCTGTAGGTGTTCCTGTTGGGTTTGCTAAGGTAAGTCCTACTGCTTGAGCGGTAATAGTTACGATGTCATCATCATCCCATGAGGGAGTTACTGTTGCTGACGAAGCTACAGTTTGTTTTCTTTTGGTTATTCGTTTGTTTGTAAGAGTTTCTGTTCCTGCCGGTGTTGCGTAATCAGTTTCATCAAAAGCTTTTACTTGGGCAAGGTTTGTTACCTCACTATCCATCAAGGCTCCTGCACTTTCTACGTTTGCTGTATCTGTTACGTCAGCTCCGTCTTCAACACCTGTAGCCTGTGAAGCTGAATCAGCTAGACTACCTTGACTCGCTGTTGCATAATTAGATGCATCAAAGGCTTTTACTTGAGAAAGGTTTGTTACCTCACTATCCATTAAAGCTCCTGCACTTGTTACGTTTCCTGTATCTGTTACGTCAGCTCCGTCTTCCACGTTAAGAAAAGTAAGTGTTTGAGCTTTAGTCAATTCTTGTGAATCACCTGATCCTGCTGCAACTCTCCCTAAGATTCTATCTGTTGCTACATTAGAAACAAAGTTTACTGATCCCCCTCCACCCCCAGAATTAGTGTCAACCCATTCTTCTGCACCTGAATCCCACACCCAAAAAGTATCAGTAGATCCAACTATTGCAAAAGCTCCGTCAAATCCTATAGGATATGCGCTAGTCAAAGCAGACTCGGTAGCATAGTACCCAAGGTTGTTGTCATCTACTAATTTGTTTGCTAGATATCCCATAATGGTTGTTGTGTATTTATTATAACTCTTTTAAAATTTAATCTCAAACTTCTTGATAATATTTTATTAGATTGCATCCATATAAGTTTCTAAAGCATCATAAAAATCTGATTGTTCAGCTGATAAATCACCACCCCCAAACATTATAGCAATTTTATCGGTTGAAAAATTAGAACCTCCCTCGCTGAGTGCGTGGAAATTATTGGTAGATTCACCAGTATCATTTATCACTTCCGTTTCCCGTAAAATACTATTTATAAATTGTTTTGAATCTGTTCCATCATTATTTATGTGATATAAACCTGAGTCTGGTGAATTTACACCGCATCTGTTACCCTGTATATCGTCAGCACCACCACCTCTTATTGAATTTGTACCTGTTCCATCTCCACATAAAGAATTTGCTGAACTTGCCTTATTATCAAATGCCCAACCTCCAAAACTCCCTAAACGATTAATAAGGTCAAATTGTGTTAAATCTTGTAGCTTATAACCTGAATTAATTGTTCCGTTAGTTCCATTACCTTTCCAACCTTCATTTTCAGTTCTTACAACAGTTCCTTCAATAGTCATTTTAGATAATCTTTTCCAGTCAATTAACGAAAAACTTGAATCACCATCTGTTGCGAACATTGCTAAACTTCCTAACTTATCCCAAACCCCAAGGTTTTTAAGAGTAAGAACTAAAGTGTTTCCTATAACTTGTTGAGAACTACTTGGTAGAGTATCTCCTTCTGAGGTAGCGTAGTCTAAAACTGCTTGGTAGTCTTGGTCAAAGCTAGATTGACTTAAAATTAGTGTTCGTCTTCTATTATAAAGTTTTCCAATTAGTCCGGGCATACTATGGTGCTATTTGTTCTAGCCAGTACTCGACACGCGTACCGTTATTTGCTACTTGTAAATACATATTAGTGTTTGCAATAAAATCTGAACCTAAAATAGATGTGGCCCCTGTAACCACTGGAGCTGTTGCTCTATTTATAAGAATAATAGCATTACCAAAATCTACCGACCCCGTAAGAGTGTAGGTTGCTGTGGCATTAGCACTTGCCATGTTATAAAAATTTCCTCCAATATTTCCAAGGTTGATTTCTGATCCTGCATCATCGATTGTACTTGGTGATCCTTTTGCTGTTGCTAGATTTCCCATATTACTTTTTTGATTTTACTTTTCTAATAATATTTTCTTTTTTTAAAGATACTGGACGTTGTAGTTCAAATATCCACCGAGGAAGTTTTTCTAAAATAACATTAGCTGATTCTGAAGCTGATACACTTGAATCTAAAAGACCTTTCATATCTTTTTTTAATGAATCAAACAAATTGTTAGAATCAAAAATATTTTTTTCAGCAGATCTTTGTAAACGACTTGCAACAACTTCAATTTCTTTATTTTTACCAGCAAGACTTTCGTTAACTGAAGTAAGTTCTTGAGTTAATTTAAAAACTAAATCTTTTTTAGCAATAAGTGATTCTAGCAATAGAGTTTGTTTTTCTACACTATTTTCAAGTTCATTTTTTTGTGTGTTTAAAGAATCTAACTCTACTGAAATTAAATTTTTTCGTTTTTCTTCTTGTTTTTCAAGTTGTTTAATTTCTCCAATTAAGATTGTTTTTCTTGTTTCCTTGTCAGTGTAAGAGTCAGCACTTAAAATATTTGCTATTTCAAGTGATTCTTTTTTATTTTCAAGAATAGAAATTTCGCGTAAAAGTAAATCTCTTTGTTCAGCCCAAGTAGCTAGTTTATTTTGTTGTTCTGTTGAGATTTGCATATATTTAGTTTCTTATGCTGTAAACTACTGCTCCTTGGAACGTTGCTCCTGCTGATATTCGTAAAATAAAGTCTTCTTCGGGTTTCATTCTGTATCGTGGAGAGTTGTCATCTCCGGGTAAGTCAGAAGTTGTAAGACCTTGACCAGACTCTAAGTCCCATGTAGCTAAGATAGTTGAACCTGATAAAACAGATAAAGTTCCGTTAACATCTAAGTCTCCTTGAATTTCGTGAACATAGATCCACGCTTCTTCTGTACCGGCAACAATAACATTGTCACCTGCTGGAGCTGTTACTGGAATTGTTTCTTTTCTGCTGTTTACATTTTGCATCATAATATTATTGTTATTTGTTATTAATAATCTACCTGATAAGCAACTCGAAATTAATCAAGTGGCCTACAGATAGATAATACCATTTCTGGTTATCCTGCGGAACTCCCGTCTCCGGCACTCCACATCCAACCTCGTAAATCACCAGCTCCTAGAACTGCGATTGAGTTGAAGTTAAGAATAAGATCTTGGTTTCCGATTAGGTCAACCACTGCTTTCTCTGCTCGAGTAGCAAGTGCTTCAACATATAAGAATCCGTAATCTTCTCCTACCATCTTTGAATCAAACATTCCCCACATAAGACCATTCATACCTAAGTTTTGGTATGGTGATAGTTCAACCACCTTGAATGTGTCTGTAGCTGGAGCGTTGTTAAAGATGTTTGCTTGCGCAGGTGCAATTCCTTTTTCAATAGTAGCTTTAATAGTTTTTGCAAACTGTGCTGCTGATGATCCGGCTCGAACTACAACAGTATCAAGCGTAGACATAAGAGGTAATCCTCGTCCATCTTTCTTTAATGAGTGTAATCTTCGTGCGGCTAGAAGTGCTGAATAAGTAAGTTCAGGTGATGAAGTTGATCCATCAACGATTACGTTAGTCCATGCAGCTCCTCCATTTTCAAGTGGGTGAGTTGCATCCCAGTAAGGAACAGCATCTGCTCCGATTGTTGAGATTGGGGTATTACGTCCTACTGTGTTGATTGGAACAAACGTAAATGAAGTTCCGAATCCCTGTGCTAGTAAAGCTTGAGCAAGATAGTTTTTAGCATGTTCGATAGCGTTTTTACCATCAAGAACTTTTGCTTTAACATCTCCCTTAATTTTTGCAGATGATCCATCGAAAAGAAAGAAGTTTGACTGGAATGTCATTCGTACTTTTTTCGTAAAGTGCATTTGCGTGTAGTTTTTTGAGAAACCTTGAACTGGAGCATCTCCTGTTCCGACTCCTCCGTCATTGATTATCTCTCCCATACCAAGTCCAGTAACTCCTGTATTTGAGTAAATACGTTGTGAGTCACTAACTTTGTGCATGTAGTCAAGATACTCTGATCTTACTGATGGCGCTGTTTTGGGTGAAATCTTTTTCACCACGTTGTTCACGATTACAGCATAGTCATTTATTGTAGACATAGTTATTTTTTGATTAGATTATTAAGCTGTTAAGAAACGTACAAGAATTTTCTTGTCTGCCGCTGCTCCGTAAACTCCTACTTGCTGAACGACACCATCTGCATCGGTTGTACCAGAGTTTTTAACGATTCCTGCGTTAGCTCCAAGGACCATTTTTTGTCCTGTGTGTGCTGCGTTAGAGTTGTTGGTTGAGTCTGCCAACCATACGTCATTTTGAAATACTTCAATTACTGGAACTTGCGTAAGTGCTTGTTCTGCTGTAATAGCTTCGTTACAAATACCAATTAAGTTCGCTACAGTAGTAGATGAAGTTCCGGGAACTGCAAGACCTGAAGTATACATCAACACATGTCCTTTTGTTGTAACTCGGTTAGCAGCTTTAACAACTTCTTTCAGTGACCGCGTTGGGTTTTTGATTTGTGATTGTTTAAACATATCATTGTTATTCGATTGTAATTAATCTTCCAAAAGCTCTAGGGCTTTTTTTTCAGACATACCAGCTGCCATAAGTTCTGCAACAGCAGCTTCATCTCCATCGGGAATATTCGATTGAGTATTCGTTCCTCCGGGAAACTGCATTGTATTAACTTTTTCTGCAACATTTGCTGATTTCAAGACTCGGTCTTGAATACCTTCAGCAGGTTTAAACATATTTTCTTTTGCTAGTTCAAGAACTGTCATTAGCTCTTTCCCAGACTTGTTTTGCCAATTATAGTTGTTATCAACAAAATCGAAAAATACATCTCGTGTGTCTTGATCTTTAAACATAGGGTGTCGTTCTACAAATCCTTCAAGGGTGTTATTAACACTTTGTTTATCACGCTCCTCTTGTAGTATTTGTTGAATGTCTTCCTTTGTCGTTCCCCCAAGTTCTTTCAATCTTTCTAAATCTGCTTTAGTTTGAGGATCTATATCTTCTGGAATTTCTACAATCTCTTTAGGATTATTAATACTTTCTTTTTTCTGTGAAATACTTAGTTCTCGAATATCATTTCGTGTACCTTGTATTTTATCAGATAAGTTTTGTTTTTGTTCTTCTGTTACAGCTACTTTTTTCTTTTGGATGTGTTCCATCAATTCTACCCTTTTTTCATAGACTTCATCCGATTCGAATTTAGACTTTAAGGGCAATTTGAAATCCATAGTTGCTTCATCAGGATTTTTTACAGGAGCTTCGTCGGGATTCTCCACCTCTTCAGGTTTGACTTGATTTTCTACAAGTTCTTTACCGGCTTTGAGTTTGTTAATTGAGTCTTCTAGTTCCTGATCCAAAGCGTCATCGTTTTCGATAACTGGTTCTTCGGGAGTAACTACTTCTTCTTTAACTTCTTCTGGTTGTTTGTTCATAATAGTACATCTCATAACGGAGAGTGGGCCGAACTATATGTTAAATTAATTATAATATAAAAGTACCTATTTATGCAAGCTTTTTAATCTTCAATCTTAATAGTTCCAGAATTAAAGATATTTAAAAGTTTACTTTTTAAGGTATCAAGGTTTACGCTACCTTCGTTTATGAAGGACATAGCGTGCTTTTGGAACTCTCCTTTTACTGAATCATTATCGTCTCCAATTTGCGTTGAGTGCTTGATTGGAACAATAACAAGATAAACTTCTTTGGTTTTATCTTTGTAAAATAGAAATCCAT